CCTACGCGCTGGCGACACCGATTGACTGCGACAACGCTATCATCCCGGCGCGAACCATCCTTGCCGACGTCTGCCAGTGGCAGTATCGCGGCGTCGGGTGCGGATATGACGGGCCGCCGGTTGCAGATGAGCGCGACAATCCAACCACTGACCCGGCGAAAGATAAGTGCTCTCACCGCCGTAGCGGCTGCCGCTTCCGTTATCCACGACCGGAACCAATGCCGATCAGCAGCTTCCCCGGCTCTCAGAAGGTTTCATGATGCAGGAATTACTCGATTATGCGGCATCGTCGCAGGATGAGGTGTGCGGCTTAATTCTGGAAGGCGGGCGACTGTTCCGCTGTCGGAATGTTCACCCGGAGCCGGGAAATCACTTCCGAATCAGTGATGATGACTGGCTGGCGGCCGAGGAGGCTGGAGAGGTGACTGCGGTATTCCACTCTCACCCAATGAACAGCCCGGTTCTGTCCGGATCCGACCGTAAATGCCAGGTTGCATCGGGCCTTCCATGGGTGCTGGCCTGTAACGGGAAAATCAGAACGTTCAGGCCGTTGGATTACCTTTTGGGGAGGCGGTTCGAGCACGGAGTGACTGATTGTTACTCGCTATTCCGTGATGCGTATCACCTGTGCGGCATTGACCTCCCTGACTTCGAAAGGACGAATGGCTGGTGGCTGAGAGGGGAGAATCTCTATCTGAACAACATGTCGCGCAATGGCTTCAATCAGGTATCGCCGGGAGAAGCGCTGCCAGGTGACGTAATAATCAGGCAGCCATTCCCCGGTGCCGACCCTTGCCACGCAATGATTCTGCTCGAAGACAATATGGTTCTTCACCACGATTGCTCAGGGCATTTAAGCCGGAGAGAGCAAATGCGCCCGGCATACGTTAAGCAGATGCATTCCATATGGAGACATGAACAGTGCTCATCTTTAAATTTGCAGGGCATTTACGCCGACATTTCCGCAAAGTCGAGCTGAACGTTGATACCCCTGCCCAGGGCATTCGTCTTTTGCTTTCTCAGAATCATGAGTTCAAAAAAGCATTCCTGAACGCCAGAGTAAGAATGCGAGTGGCGGGTGAGGATGTTGAAAAGTCTTCGGTGCAGTGGCACATAGATCGGCGCCTGAAGGATGGCTCTGTAGTGCTGTTTGTCCCGGTGATTGAGGGGGCGGGACTTGAGACCAGTACGATAGTTCTCATTGCCTCACTGGTGCTGTCTGCCGCCTCGGTTGCTTACTCCATCTACATGTCCCGGAACATGAAAAGCAAAACTTCAGCGGAAGCGGCCGAAACAAACACCCTCACGAATAACTCGTTTACCAGTGCAGAAAACAGGGTCGGACAGGGGCATCCTGTCCCCATACTCCTCGGCGAGATGGAGGTCGGTAGCAACGTAATAAGTCTCGGGATCGACACATCTAATAATTCCGACTGGGAAGAATCAATCAGCTAAGGTGGCGCTATGTCTTCAGGTGGCGGTAAAGCATCAACCCCAAAATTACTCGACGATAACCTCAAATCAAAACAATTCTATCGGGTACTGGATCTGATATCTGAGGGGCCAATCGCGGGCCCGGTGGATCAGGAGCACCTGTCTTCATTCAAGCTGAATAAGACGCCTATCACTGACTCGAACGGTAATGTCAACGTGAATGGCATTAGTGTTGCCTGGCGACCTGGATCGGAGACTCAGGAGCCAATCAACGGCTTCTCTGCAATCGAAGCGACGACCATTGTTAACACTGAGGTCACTTACGACACCCCGCTGGTTAGAACCGTGACAGATCAGGACGTGACCCGCGTTCGTTTTAACATCGGCGTCACCGGGCTCATGGAGCAGGACTCCAAGGGTAACCAGAAAAACACCTCTGTAACGATGGTTATCGAGACCAGAACTGGCTCGTCGGGCTGGGTCATGGAGAAGACGGTGACGATTACAGGGAAAATCTCTGGCGAGTACCTTGAGGCGCACGTCATTGATGCCCCCGACACCAAACCGTTTGATATCCGTGTTCGCCGCATTACGCCTGACAGCAGCAGCGATTTGCTATCAAACGGGACTGTTTGGAACAGCTATAGCGAGATCACCGACGACAACCTTAGCTATCCGTTCTCTGCTGTTGCCGGCTCAGTCATCGACCGTGACCAGTACACCGACACGCCGAGCCGCACATATCATCTTCGCGGGCTGATCGTTGACGTACCGGATAACTACGATCCAATTGCCAGAACTTACTCCGGGCTGTGGACGGGGGGCTTCAAAAAGGCATGGACTAACAACCCGGCGTGGCTGTTCCGTGAGCTGGCGAAAAACACCCGATTTGGCCTGGCGAAACGCGCCGGATACATCGATGTTGACGATGGCGCACTCTACATTCTGTCGCAATATTGCGATCAGCTTGTAGATGATGGGTATGGCGGCAAAGAGCCACGCATGACGCTCAACGCCTACATCACAGAGCAGGCGAGCGCGCGAGACATTCTCGACAAGATAGCGAGCATGTTCCGTGGCATTGCGCTGTGGGACGGCCTGCGCCTGTCCGTAATGCTGGACGCGCCACAGGATCCGATTGCGACAATCACGAACGCCAACGTTGTGAATGGCGAGTTCAAACGAAGCTCTGTAAAGCGTTCAGAGAAATACAATGCCGTTGTAGTGTCCTGGACTGATCCTGACAACGGATGGGAGCAGGTGAAAGAGTACGTTTCCGACGATGAGATGATAGCCAAAGGAAACTACAACGAAACCACTCTGGAGGCGTTTGGCTGCACCTCTCGCGGACAGGCATGGCGGGCAGGTAAATGGCTGCTGGAAACAGCAAAGCGTGAAAGCAGCAGGTTGTCTTTCCAGATGGCTCGGGATGCTATCCACTTCACGCCGGGTGATATCGTTGAGGTCATGGATAATGACTACGCAGGAACTCGCCTCGGTGGGAGAATTG